CCGGATTCTGTAGAGGATAATTACAGAATAATGCCGGGCGACAGTCAAAAGGAAGTTACATTATGAAAAGAATATTGATTACTGGCGGAGCCGGATTTATTGCTCACCACCTAGTATGTAAAGTGCTCAGAGAGACAGACTGGGAGATCGTTACTCTCGATAGATTGGACTACAGCGGCAATCTTAATCGCCTCCACGACTCACTACAAGAGTTCGACAGTGAAACGCGCAAGAGAGTAAGCGTGGTGTTTCACGACCTTAAAGCTGATATGAACCCGCTCGTTCGTTCAGAAGTAGGAACTGTAAACTACATCGCTCACCTCGCGGCAGGATCGCACGTGGATCGTTCAATCGACTATCCGATGGAGTTCGTTCTCGATAACGTAGTTGGAACGTGTAATATACTCGAGTTTGCAAGATCGCAGAAGAGTAACCTTGAGAGATTTATATACTTCAGTACGGATGAAGTCTTTGGTCCTGCGCCTGATGGAATTAAGTATGGTGAAAACGATCGCTATAACTCTACTAATCCTTATAGTGCGTCAAAAGCAGGCGGAGAAGAACTTGCCGTTGCGTATGAGAACACATACGGTCTTCCGATCTATATCACTCATACCATGAATGTCTTCGGTCAGAGACAACATCCAGAGAAGTACATACCAATGTGCATTAAGCGAGCTCGTGATGGTGAGAAGATTACAATCCACAGCGATAGAACAAAAACGATCCCAGGATCCCGTCACTATATTCATGCAGAAGACGTTGCTGACGCTGTTCTATTCCTTCTTAAGAACCAATTCGATTTAAAGACAGAATGGGGTGGAGCTAAGTGTCCTAAATTTAACATCGTCGGCGCAGAAGAGATCAATAACTATGAACTCGCAAAGATCATTGCCGATGCACAGGGTAAGGAACTCAACTACGAGTTTGTTGACTTCCACTCGAGCCGCCCAGGTCACGACCTTCGTTATGCTCTAGATGGAAGCAAGATGAAGAATCTTGGATGGGAACCTGCTACATCAGTTCGTGAGAGAATTGCAGAAGTAGTGAAGTGGACTCTAGAAAATGAGAGATGGCTAAAGACATGAAAGTACTCGTTACAGGAACAAACGGATTTATAGGTCAGAACCTAATCAAAAAATTACCATCTGATTGGGAGTTGGTTAAGTTTGATATTAAGGACTATCCAGACACGCGTCCAAAGTATCTAGATTTTAGCAATCTTGACTGGGTAATCCACCTCGGAGCTCTAAGCTCAACCACTGAGAAGGATGCTAGAAGAGTGATGGACCTAAACCTTGCGTGGTCCATCGAACTCGCAGAAGAATGCGAGAAACATAATGTGAATTTGCAATGGTCTTCGTCCGCATCTGTCTACGGAAACAAGTATAAGTGTCCGGTTGACGAGAGCAAAACTGTGTATCCTCTCAATCTATACGCAATGAGTAAGTATTTCTTCGAAGAGTATATGAGATCAAAAGCTCATAAATTTATATGGCAAGGATTTCGTTACTTCAATGTATACGGCCCGTGCGAAGATCATAAAGGATCTCAGGCCAGTCCGTATAATCAATTCGCGAGACAAGCTCGCGAGACTGGCGTCATTCGAGTGTTTGAAGGTTCTGAAAACTATAAGAGAGACTTCATACACGTTGATCGTGTAGTAGACGTACATCTTAAAATGATTGAGAAGAAAGAGAGTGGTATCTTTAACCTAGGCTCAGGATCTACTCGCAGCTTTCTTGACGTTGCGAGAGACGTCGCTCTTATGTACAATGCTAGTATAGAGACAATACCATTTCCTGATCATCTGAGATCTCACTATCAGGAGTATACTCATGCGGACATGTACAAATTAAATATGCTTCTCTAATTCTATTATCCTTATCCGATAAATCTCATTATATCTGAATTATTGAAAATGTCAACTAAAATAATAGGCATACACTCTTTTATAAATAGAAACAAAAAAGAGTGTATGCCAAATGACGACTATAGCAAACCTATACGTAGACCAAGGCGTCGATTATTCGATTGACCTATTTCTCACCACAACCGCCGGTGAAGAGTATGACGCTTCGAATAAATCATTTTACTGTAACATAAAGAAATTATATTCTTCTTCAATTTCCGCAAACGCTGAGATCGCTAGTTTTCTTAGCGCGAATACTGGTATGATAGAATTATACATTTCACCAGAAACATCCGAAGCTCTCGATCCTGGTAAGTATACATATGATATAATCATGATGAGTCAAGGCGGAACTCGAGTTAAAGTTTTAGAAGGTCTTATGTTTATCTTGCCAACGGTCACAAGGGTATAAGACATGTCGGAAACGGTAAGAGTTACGGTTGGAAGTGAAAGACTAAGAGTTAATGCCGTTGTTGGCAACGAAAAACCTAGAGTTTTTACAAACCAGACAAACTTAATAGTAAGAAGACTTAGAGATCTGGCAGATGTAGATATGAATACAAATGCTGACGGTTCTATTTTGGTTTACGACTCTGCTTTACAGAAATTTATCGCAACAACAACACTCAGCGAGCAGGTCATAGATGGCGGCACCTACTGAGTAAATAAATAAAGAAAACGACCACATAAAAAGAGTCGAAGAACAACATGGCCGCTATAATAAAGCATAAAAGAAGCTCTATTTCAGATAGAGTCCCAACAGTATCGGATCTTGAACTAGGTGAACTCGCCATCAACACCTATGATGGCAACATTTTCTTAAAGAGAAACCAGGATGGTGATGAAGCCATCATAACGTTTCTTGCTAGCAATCCTGTAAGAAATGTTGTTTACGTTCAAAAGAACGGTGATGATACGAACAGCGGAACATCTTGGGACGGCGCGTATGCCACAATAGAGAAGGCGCTCGAAGACGCGGCAGACAGAGAAGAAGAAGAAGTCACTCTTATTGAAATAGGCCCAGGCAGGTATACGACACAGGGTCATTTAGATGTGCCAGACAATGTTGTTATTCGAGCAGCTCATAGAAGCGCATTCATAAGCCCTGTCACCGGGTATGAAGAAAGAAACGTGTTCCGCCTAGGTTCTGGTTGCTTTGTTGAAGGTTTAGTATTCGACAATTGGCGTCTTGATAGTTTGGATAATCCAACAGAAGGTTTTGCGTTCTGTTTTAGACCAGGTGCAGTAATTCGTAGAGCGCCATACGTTCATAAGGTTGTAGTTAGAACAACTCCATTCTGGGATACTGTTGCGCCACCTTTGGACAGAGATAATGCAAATCCACTTATTGGTAGGGGTGCCGGTGTTATTATAGCCGATGGGTCCGTATGTTCAGCATATAGTATCTACCCAAACATTATGGCTTGGGGCGCTACACCAGTCTCTCATAATGGTATTGGGTATGTCGCAAGGAACGGTGGACTCATTAATGCTGTTAATGCAGTTAGTATGTGGGCACACAAACATTTTCTTGCTCTTGATGGCGGGCAAATTATTTTATCTTCTTGCTCTACTCAATTCGGCGACTATACTATGGTCGCGGACGGATCAAGAAACATCGTTGTTCCTACAGAAGTAGCAGAGGGATCATTATCAATACAGACAGCTGCATCAAATGCCGTCTCTGCGGCTAGAACAACAATTATAAATGCTACTTGGAATAATCTCGTGTCTGGTGGATACACTAACGGGTGGACTGCACAGGACGAAGAATTTATCAGAAGAGAAGCTGCCGCATTTCTTCAGTCAATTGTGTGGGTTCTGCAGACTGCGAATGAAAAACCAATGCTAGATTTTGCAAAAGGTCTGTTTGATACTATCGGCGAAAAGGTGTATGCAGAGTCAAAAGAAAACGCAATTATACACTCGTTCGAGTTTATGAGAAACACTATTATTGCATTAGCAAACGTTAATTCTGCTTCAGACACGATAGTAACTAACCTGGTCTCTGCATTAATAGACACGATCGAAGATACGAATAGAGTTTCCGAGCCTTCTACGATCACGGCGATAGGCCACACATGGACAGCACTCATGGCCGGTGTCGCGCTAACAAAAATACCACCTGCTAGAAATTTTGCGACCATCGAAGAAAGTATACTCGAGTTAAATAATGGCATAGTCATTGCGTCTGGCCAAGACGATCAAGGATCGGCTCTCTTCATTGGTGGCATGAAGATCGATGCAGATACTGGCGAACTTACGGGTCCTCCATTTGAACAATCAGTTAATAGAATTGCAACTAGAGCAGCAATCGCAAGGAGTTTTTAATCATGGCACGTATTACATGTAGAACGCCATCAACCGGAAAACCTTTAAGAATAGCGCAGAATAGTGTAGCTAACACATTTCAAGTAATTGCAGAAGCACCTGACTTCTCTCTTCCAGACGCATCAAACAAATATTCTGAAAGAGATCCGGCCGACGCTTCACGAGCTATACGCCCTGGAGAGATCTTTTTGCTTACGCCAATCTCTGCTAGAAATAAAGATTCTGTTGATAGGTGGATTGAAGTCGTTTTTGTAACTGAAGGTGGTACAACTATTGAAATAGGAAAGATAGAAGTTCCGGCTGGTGACACTGCGTTTATTCCTATTCAGGGCAGAAGTTTGTTTAAGAGAACGGCATCTAATGCAAATGGCGATAGACTTCAAGTTAGAGCAGAAGTGTCCGGCGTATTTGATGTTATGGTGGCCGCAGAAGAAAGACTGTCAAGCGAACATAGCGGAGTGGTGTAAGTTAGATGACAGAATTTTTATCAGGAATGAATTTATCAGGTAAAGTAAAAAAGACACCTCCTACAGAAGTGTCTCCGGATAGATACAAGTATATTAAACTTTCTGAAACAGAACCAGATCTCGGTGTTCCAGAAGCAAATAACTATGTTCTTGCGTCTGATACAGAAGGAAATCGCTTTTGGTTAGAGACGAGTGGAGTTCAAGGAACAACTGGCCTTCAAGGTGAGCAAGGTACGCAAGGAGTTGAAGGATCTCAGGGTACACAGGGTACTCTTGGTATACAAGGCGAACAAGGTACACAGGGATCTCAAGGCACGCAAGGTCTACGGGGAGACCAAGGTCTTCAGGGTACTCTTGGTATACAAGGTGAGCAAGGTACACAAGGATCTCAGGGTGCACAGGGTACTTTTGGTATACAAGGTACGGATGGCAACTTTGGCGGGGCATCGTTTGATTACACCTATAGCACTTCCATTATTCAATCTGACCCAGGCACCGGAAGATTAAAGTTCAATGATGCAGACATAACGACTGCAATTAGAATGTTCATCGATGACACAGATGACAACGGTATTGATATTCAATCATTTTTAAGAACAATCGATGATTCTACTTCAACGATTAAAGGACACTTTAGAGTATCTAACAGAACTGCGTCTCAACGATTCGCTCTCTATACAATTTCATCTATATCAGAAGAAGCAGGGTTTTTCTTAGTTAACTGTGGGTATGTATCTGGGTCAGTTAATAACTTTAATGATAACGAAGATATTATCATTACATTTGCTAGAACTGGAGATATTGGAGATATTGGACCACAGGGCGTGCAAGGTGCGCAAGGTGTTCAGGGAACTCGGGGTCTTCAAGGCGAACAAGGTCTTCAAGGAACGCAGGGCACTCAAGGTTTCCAAGGTACTACTGGGCCACAAGGCGTTCAAGGCACAACCGGAACTCAAGGAACGACTGGAACCCAAGGTACTATTGGAACACAAGGTCTTCAGGGAACACAAGGTACCCAGGGTACTACTGGTACACAAGGTACAACTGGGACGCAGGGAAATAATGGATCGCAAGGTCTACAAGGAACACAGGGTGAACAGGGAACCCAAGGCGAACAAGGTATTCAAGGTACTCAGGGAACCCAAGGCGAACAAGGTATTCAAGGTATTACCGGGACGCAGGGTTTTCAAGGAACATCTGGATTTCAGGGAATTCAGGGAACCGCGGCCATAGACGGAGCAGAAGGTTCTCAGGGTACGCAAGGTCTCCAGGGTACACAAGGAACTGTCGGATCTCAGGGTCTCCAAGGCGAACAGGGCACTACTGGAACACAGGGTTTTCAAGGCACGCAAGGTCTTCAAGGAGAACAGGGAACACAAGGACTCCAAGGCAATCAAGGTGAACAAGGACTTCAGGGAACTCAGGGTGAACAAGGACTCCAAGGCAATCAAGGTGAACAAGGACTTCAGGGAACTCAAGGTACCCAAGGTATCCAAGGCGAACAAGGTACTCAAGGTACTCAAGGTCTTCAAGGCGAGCAGGGTACTCAAGGTCTTCAAGGCGAACAAGGTACTCAAGGTCTTCAAGGCGAGCAGGGAACTCAGGGAACACAAGGTCTTCAAGGTACTCAAGGTGAGCAGGGCACTCAAGGAACACAAGGTCTTCAGGGAACGCAGGGAACTCAAGGCACGCAAGGTACTCAAGGTCTTCAAGGCGAACAAGGTATTCAAGGTCTCCAAGGCATCGAGCTCGTATTAAATTATATTGGATCATGGGTGCAGGCTAGCTATGTAAAAGATACTGTTGCTGTAAGCACGGTTGATGGTAACACTTATGTATCAAAGCAAGTCATCACGTCTGTTTATCAGGACCCTGCGGTTAATACTACTGAATGGGAACTATTTGTTCTACAAGGAACTCAGGGTCTTCAAGGTGAGCAGGGAACTCAGGGTCTTCAAGGTGAGCAGGGAACTCAGGGTCTTCAAGGTGAGCAGGGAACTCAGGGTCTTCAGGGTGAGCAGGGAACTCAGGGTCTTCAGGGTGAGCAAGGTACACAAGGACTTCAGGGTGAGCAGGGAACTCAGGGTCTGCAGGGTGAGCAAGGTACACAAGGACTTCAGGGTGAGCAAGGTACACAAGGACTTCAGGGTGAGCAGGGAACTCAGGGTCTGCAGGGAGATCAAGGTCTTCAAGGTAATTTTGGTATACAAGGTATACAAGGATCTACCGCAGGAGATGCTGCAACTCTAGACGGATTGGATAGTCTTCAATTCGTAAGATCCGATGTTAGCACCACGATGACCGGTGGTTTCTTAACTCTTGCACAAGATCCATCTGGTAATCTACAAGCCGTCACAAAACAGTATGTAGATACACTAGTATCTGCGGCTATACATTATCACGACCCAGTTAGAGTAGAGTCACCAATCTCTCTTAATGCTATTTATGATAACGGAATATCAGGAGTTGGCGCTACATTAACGAATGGCGGAACTCAGCTAGGTCTTATTATAGATGGAATTACGCTAAGTACTGACAACCGTGTTCTTTTATATCAACAAGCTAACACGGCTCATAACGGCGTGTATACAGTCACAGATACTGGTTCTGCAAATACTGATTGGGTTCTTACTCGTTCAACCGATACAGATTCTTACAGCCCAAGCGATTCTGGAAGTATAGGTAGAGGCGACGCGTTTTACGTCCTAGAAGGTAACACCGGAGCCGGCGAACTCTATGTACTGACCACAGAAGGAGTCATTACATTTGGAAGCACTGGCATAAACTTCTCACAGATAAGCTCTTCACAGATTTACAAAGCAGGCGCTGGATTAGAACTCAATGGTGTTGAGTTTTCTATTAATCCAGATGCGAATATTATAGTAAGTGGAGTTACAATACAAAGTATAGGACCTGTAATAAACTCAAGCGGTACGTGGGTTGGAGATCCAACTAATTTACAGGGAGCTCAGGGTACAACCGGATCGCAAGGTCTTCAAGGATCTCAAGGTACGGCTGCTGTAGACGGATTAGACGGTGCTCAAGGTCTTCAGGGAACTCAAGGCACGACTGGATCACAAGGAACAACAGGAACTCAGGGAGTTCAAGGAACTACTGGATCTCAAGGTCTTCAGGGATCACAAGGAACTCAGGGTGAACAAGGTATTCAAGGAACTCAAGGTACTACTGGATCTCAAGGTACTACTGGATCTCAAGGCCTCCAAGGAACTCAGGGTACTACCGGAACTCAAGGTCTTCAGGGAACTCAAGGTACAACTGGAACTCAGGGTACTACCGGAACTCAAGGTATTCAGGGAACGATTGGTACCCAAGGTACTACTGGAACACAAGGTATTCAAGGTACTACCGGAGTTCAAGGAACTACTGGATCTCAAGGTCTTCAGGGATCACAAGGAACTCAGGGTGAACAAGGTATTCAAGGAACTCAAGGTACTACTGGATCTCAAGGTACTACTGGAACTCAGGGAACTACAGGATCTCAAGGTATTCAGGGAACGCAAGGTACAACTGGATCTCAAGGTACGACTGGATCTCAAGGAACTCAAGGACTTCAGGGTGAGCAGGGAACACAAGGTACAACTGGTATTCAAGGTACTACCGGTGCGCAAGGTACAACTGGATCTCAAGGTCTTCAGGGAACACAGGGAACTACAGGATCTCAAGGTCTTCAGGGAACACAGGGAACTACAGGAACACAAGGTACGACTGGAACTCAGGGAACTACAGGAACTCAGGGAACTACAGGATCTCAAGGTCTTCAGGGAACACAGGGAACTCAGGGTCTTCAAGGTGAGCAGGGAACTCAGGGTCTTCAGGGTGAGCAGGGAACTCAGGGTCTTCAGGGAACACAGGGAACTCAGGGTCTTCAAGGTACACAAGGAACTCAGGGTCTTCAAGGTACACAAGGAACTCAGGGTCTTCAGGGTGAGCAGGGAACTCAGGGTCTTCAGGGTGAGCAGGGAACTCAGGGTCTTCAAGGTGAGCAGGGAACTCAGGGGGCAACTGGTACACAAGGTACAACTGGTACACAAGGTACAACTGGTACACAAGGAACAACCGGTACCCAAGGAACTACTGGATCGCAAGGTATTCAAGGAACTACCGGAACTCAAGGAACAATCGGTACACAAGGAACAACCGGTACCCAAGGAACTACTGGATCGCAAGGTATTCAAGGAATTACTGGAACTCAGGGTACTACCGGTACACAAGGCACGACTGGAACTCAGGGAACTACAGGAACGCAAGGAACAACCGGTACCCAAGGAACAACAGGAACGCAAGGTGCTACTGGATCGCAAGGTCTTCAAGGTACGACTGGATCGCAAGGTATTCAAGGAACTACCGGAACTCAAGGAACGTCTGGGACTGGTGCACAAGGTATTTCAGGTGGATCTACTAGTTGGATCTTAAGAACTACCAATTACACTGCGGTTTCTGGTGATAGAATACTCACGAACACGGCCGGCGGAACATTTACAATTACACTCCCAGCTACACCCGCCACAGGAGCGTTCGTTGTAATCGCTGACGCTAACGATTGGTCAGCTATAAATCTAACGGTCGCAAGAAACGGAAGCACTATCGAAGGCATAGCTGATGATATTACAATGGACGTTAAAGGCTTTTCTGTAGAGTTTGCTTATGACGGTACAACTTGGGAAATATTTACTGCGATTGGTCTTCAAGGAGCGCAAGGTACAACCGGCTCACAGGGTATACAAGGTCCTACCGGCCCATCTACTACGATCAACGCGGTTGACGTATCAGATGACGATACAGTTTTCCCGGTGTTTGTAACAGCCGCTGGTTCAAATCAACTCGCAGAAGTTTCTACGACTAGACTATATTTCAATCCTTCGACCGGAGATCTGTCGGCAACTAACTTTAACTCACTTTCAGACGTAACATTTAAAGAAAACTTTAAGTCTATCGATAACAGCTTTGATATTCTAGAACAAATAAATACGTATAGTTTCGATTGGAAAGATAACAAGACAAAGAGCTACGGTGTGATTGCGCAAGAACTAGAAAAGATCATGCCAGAGCTTGTAAAAACAAACGGAAGTGGTTTAAAGACAGTTACATATACTCCACTTATTGCAATCTTGATTGAAGCAGTTAAGAAACTAAAAGCTGACGTAGAAAACATAAAGAGAGATAACTAATGCCAATATCACTAAAAAATGCTATTTCTCCTAACGTTGGTGTTGTTAAATCCTGGGTAAAAATAACAAGTAACTACACGGCGCTGAATGGTGATAAACTCATTGCTGATACGTCGGCCGGGTCCTTTACGGTGACTATGCCATTTTCACCTTCTCCTGGGCATGCCGTGCAGATTACCGACGGTGGAAGTTGGCTAATAAATAACTTGCTAGTTAACTTTAACGGCGCGACTATCGAAGGCATAAATGATACACTGTCTGTTAACATACCACAAACAACCGTAGAGTTTGTTTATGACGGCACTACATGGCAATTTATTTCAAATATTGGTGCGAGAGGCTCTAGCGATGAAGCTGCAGCTTTCGCTATAGCATTAGGATTCTAAAGGAAAAATTATGGGTAAGAAGATTATAAGAGATTACGTTTTTTCTCCTGGCGGTGCTAACGTTGGCACAATAAAAATACCTGGAAGATATACTTTAGATCAGCTTCTGCTAATTACTAACGTTACAGATAATATTATCCTGTACACATTTGGTAACTCTACATACGGTGGTACTACAGCAACGTTTACTGCCGCAAACGACGCAACTAACTTTCCTACTATCACACAGCGAGAAGATGGGTTCACAACGATAACATTGGGAGTAAGCACTACTGGTCAGAGTGCTAGTGATTCTCTTCAAATTTTTGTTTACGGTAACGAAAACGCTGCCTCTACTATAAGACCTTGGAGTTTTGGTACTGATGCTATCGAAAGAATGCGCGTATCAAATCCCGAATCACTCATCGATGCTGACTTTGAATATGGTCTACAGCCGACAAAATGGGCAGGTTATGGAACTGTTCGCGGCTATCCATCCGCTTATGAATTACCGGGTGTTGACTTAGTTGTAACTGCTATTACTACAGATGGTGCTTCAACAAATAGTTTAATTACAGTCACTACGTCTGTCGCGCACGGTATCGCTGCGGGACAAGCGATTAATATTTCAGCTCTAAACTCTGGAATTGCAGGATTTAGTAGAGCTGACGGAACATTTATTGTTAACACAGTGGGTGTACCTAACACTAGCACGCTAACATATTTTGCAAGGGGTGTAGTTGGAACCAATGGACAATCATTACTAACAGATGCTACCACACTAAAGCGTGGAGCAATCTATTCAGGCGCTTCGATACCAGTAGCATCAGCAACGAGCAATGGTGCTAACCCGTCAGTAATTACTTTAAACTTTACCAACCCACACGGATTAATTCCTGGTACTGCTATCCACTCTATCGTTGCATCTGGTACTCAGGCTGCGCTTGCTTCTGGGCCGTTTGTTGTTACGAGTGTTCCTAGTTTAACATCATTAACATATACTGCACGAGGTGGCGCTGTTGTTGTGTCTCCAGCGACCGTTACTTTATATGCGTTTACAAATTCTACGATTGTTCACAGACCACAGGACGGCGGAGTTATTCTTTCAACTAAAACTCCAACATATGGCGCAACAGTTGCTCGTCAGAGTAAAAGATATTTTCGTTATCAATCAGGTAAAGGTTTTCTTTGGTCGACTGGAACGTTATTTAGACCAAACTATGATATTCGGAGTATAACTGCTTCCGGAACCACCGTCGGTTCTACGATTACTGTTACAACTGATGACATTGATCATGGTTTACAGATCGGCGCAGTTATAGAAATAGCAGGATCGACAACTTCTGGGTATAATGGCACATATACAGTAGCATCTATCGTAAGCGACTATCAGTTTACAGTATTAGCGACCAGTGTACTCGGTGCAACTACTGCAGTGTTAAATATCACGCCAAAGGTGTATGTAATAACATGGGATGGCGCAGCTGTAAGAGCTGGGTTGTTTGACGAACAAAATGGATTATTCTGGGAATATGATGGTAGTATTTTATCTGTAGTAAAAAGAAATTCTACTGCACAATTAAGTGGAACTCTATCTGTTACGCAAAACTCAAATGCGGTGACTGGCGTAAATACAAGATTTACTCAGCAATTAAAAGCAGGCGATAGAATCGTTATCCGCGGTATGACTCACCATGTTATACAAGTAGTGAGTGATACTTCTATATTTGTGTCTCCTGATTATAGAGGTATCAATGCTTCTGGTGTAAAGGGTAACTTAATTCAAGAAACAAGAATTAGGCAGTCGCAGTTCAACATTGATACAATTGACGGAACCGGGCCAAGCGGGTTTAATATTAACCTAAGTAAGATGCACATGGTCGGTCTACAGTATTCGTGGTACGGCGCTGGCTTTGTTGATTTTATGGTTCGTGGTAGTGATGGTAACTGGGTTTTCGTGCATCGTATCAAAAATAACAACGTGAATGATGAAGCTTATATGAGATCTGGTAACCTCCCGGTTCGCTATTCTATCGAAAACGATACTCCAGTAACATCTCTAACTTCTACGATCGACAGCTCAGTTACAACAATTCCAGTTGCAGCACTGGAACACTTTCCAACAGCAGGAACATTGTACATAGATAACGAAATTATCAGTTACACAGGTAAGTCAGCGGCAAGTGGAGCTGGTAACTTTACCGGTGCGACTCGTGCAGCAACACTCACTCAGTGGCAAGCAGGTACTTCGACTGGATTTACTGCTGCGGCTGCTGCAAGCCATACGGCCGGCACTGGTGTAATTCTAATAAGTAATACGTGTTCTCCAACTCTAAGTCACTGGGGTTCTGCGTTAATCATGGACGGTGGATTTACTAAGGACCGTGGATACATCTTTAACTATCAGAGAGTCGGTTTGAGTCTTACAACCGCGAACCAAACAGCGTTCCTCATTCGTCTTGCTCCATCCGTTTCAAACAGTCAGGTTGGTGGTCTTGGAGTAAGAGATCTATTGAATCGTTCTCAGCTTCTTCTACAAGCAGTCGGTGTATCTGTTTCAGGTGGTACAAACCCTGGTGCTTGTATTGTTGAAGGCGTGTTGAATCCTAAGAATTTCTCTTCAGCGACGTGGCTTCCATTAAACGTAGAATCTGCGGGTGGCCAGCCAAGTCTCGCGCAGGTTGCGACTGAACTTACGGAACTGAAGGAATTGACTGGTGCTCCACTAGGAGGAGATTTCCAATATCCAGACGGCTCTGACATTCTTGCGATTAATATTCGTTTAACCGCTGGTACTGGCACGGGTCACGTTCTTCTTCGTTGGTCAGAAGCTCAAGCATAAGGGATTAAAATATGGTAGTCTTAGCAACAGATTTGATTTCAGCTTATTTGCCGCCGGGTCCGGCGGTAGAAGTAGAGACTGGAAACAACGCTAATGGTTTTTACGTGCGTCTTGCTGGCGGAACTCAGATGTGCTGGCATACCTTTTCAATAACTCCGTCCGCGTCAAACACACCGACACTAGGGGCATGGACTTTTCCGATAGCATTTGCTGCAGCACCATATGTTCATGTTTCTGTTAACTCTACTGTTCCAGGAACCACAGTTACTGGTTGGTCTTCATCTGGTGCTACTACAACGGCCGTAAACGTGTATATTTCTCGCGCGAACACTACTGCTACGAGCGTGATTGTATTTGCTATCGGTAGTTGGATTTAATAGTACCGATTTCATTGATAAATAAATGTAGTTGACAGAACTTACATTCATATTATGAGGAATTTGATTACATCATGTCATTTTTTGAACACGTCAAAGACGCGCATCAAGTAGAACAAACGTATAGATACGAAACTTCTACAACTCTAGCACAACAAGCGTTAACAGATGGTGGAAGTATTCATCCACTGATCGTTCCATCAAAGCTCACCGGCGGCACCGGGCTTATGAACCCGTCAATTCTTGTTCATAAAGGAAAACTAATAGTTAATGTAAGATGCACTAACTATTTCTTTTATCATTCTGAGAAAAAGAAGTTTATCCATCCATGGGGACCTCTTACATATCTTCACCCAGAAGATGATATGAAGTTGCGCACAGAGAATTTTTATTGTGAGTTGGATGGAAATTATAACATCACTCGAGTAAACCACGTAGACACTTCAAAACTTGATAAAGAACCGATATGGGAATTCGTTGGTCTTGAGGATGCAAGACTTGTTGAATGGAACGAAAAACTCTACATGACTGGAGTTCGTAGGGATACGAATACGACAGGCCAAGGAAGAATGGAATTATCAGAGATAGAGGTTCTCGATAATGAAGTAATAGAAGTATCTCGCACGCGTATCGGTGCTCCTGGCGAAGATACATCTTATTGTGAAAAGAACTGGATGCCGGTTCTAGATCAAGATTATACGTACATTAAGTGGTGTAACCCGACAGAAGTAGTTCTTGCTGATATAGAAAAAGCCAAGGCAGAAACCGTGTTTTTAGGCGACACTCGAATGTTTAATAGAAATCCAAAGGGATTGACTGAACCTAGAGGCGGTTCACAAGTCATTTCTTTTGGTGATTACTATATTGCGTTAACTCACGAGGTTGATCTTTTTAAGGGAGAAAAGAAGGTAAAGGACGGAGTGTATCGCCATCGCTTTATCGTATGGGATAAGAATTGGAACATTGTGAAGTTCTCTGACGACTTTACTATCATGGGTGGTCATACCGAATTTACATGCGGAATGTGCCATTATAAAGGACGAATACTTATTACGTTTGGGTTTCAAGATAACGCCGCTTATCTACTCGAAGTGCCGTATGCGACTATTGAAAAATTTGTAAATAATGCGAAGGTTTGATATGACGGAAGAAATAAAACAGTTGATCACGATGTTCGCTCTTAATCCTAGTGACCCAGAAGTTAGTTTTATGATCGGTTCGTACTATGAGGATTTAGGTCAGTACTCATCGGCAGGGTCTTATTACTTACGCTCGGCAGAAAGATTCGATGATAGAAATAAATCTTATGAGAGTCTAATAAGATTAGCAACATGCATGCAATCTTTGGGAAGACGGAAATATTCAACAAAGGGCCTTCTAAACTTTGCGATATCTCATATGCCAACGCGTCCAGAAGCATATTTAATTCTAAGCAAGTTCATTGAGAGCAGCGAAACGAATGACGAGAGGTGGTTTACTGCCTATTCACTCGTGTCTACCGCGCTAAGCATTCCAGACTTAGATAGTTTAAAATCGTTGAGAAGAAAAACCACATATGATGGAAAGTATTCTCTCTTACTTCAGAAAGCTCATGCTGGTTTTCATAGCGGGTTCATAGAGGAATCTAGAGAGATACTTCTTTCTATTATAAACAGCAGTGATGCCCCTAGACATCATCAGAAAGCTGCTATGAAAAATCTAATGATGATCAAAAAAGAAAATCATAGGTCTCAATACTATCATAACGAAACTCCGTTAAAAGATGTTTACCAATCTAGTCTAGCAAAGTACGCATTAGCAAATGGCGGATCGATCCATCCTATTGTTGTACCTCACTCTGTATCAAAAGGAATGGCGACAACAAACGCGTCTGTATTTGTTGACAGTCAAGAAAGAGTCTTTGTAAATCTCAGAGAAACTAACTATACTCTTTATTATAGTAATAAGTTTCCAGATAAAGATGGGCCTTTAAAATATCTTTATCCTGATAGTGATATTAACATCAGGTCCGAAAACGTTGTATGTAGACTTGACGATCGTCTTAATGTTATATCTGCGGACAGAATTGATATGAAACTTAATGAGGATCCTAACTGGTTCTACATTGGGTTGGAAGATGGAAGACTCATAGAATGGGAAGGTAAAAAGTATCTCTGCGGAGTAAGAAGGGATCATATACTCGAAGGTAAGGGTAGGATGGATCTTTCACAGATTGAGATAACCAAGAACGGCGTGGTTGAGGTAGAACGGTTTTCAATTCCAGCGCCGGGAAACGACGACACCTACTGTGAAAAGAACTGGATGCCTATTCTAGACAAGCCGTTCCAATGGGTGAAGTGGACCAACCCAACTCAGATAGTTTCATTCGATACTAAAACTCTAAAGACTAACACCGTACATCTTGAGGAGTCTAAAAAGTATCGGTTCCCTCGTGATCTAAGAGGTGGTTCGCATATCATACCTTGGAACGAAGACTACTACATTGGCATTACTCACGAATGCATGTATAATAACAACGATAGCGGAAGAAGATACTTTCAGAGAATTATAGTTTGGGACAGAGACTGGAATATAGTATGTTCCACTCGTGACTTTACAATGATGAGTGGATCTATTGAGTTTGTTTCAGGTATTGCTTATCATAAGAACGATGTGCTTATATCGTATGGGTACGAGGATAACACATCATATATACTAAGAATACCAAAAAATGTATTTGACGATTTTGTTTTGAGAGGTTGATATGCTTGTAGAAAAGATTAAATCTTATGTAAGTGATCCAGAAAACGCGCAGTTCAACTACGATCTTGGAAAGGAGTATGAAGTACTTAAACAGTACTCTGCCGCCTGCGGATACTTTTTAAGAGCTGCGGATAGAACTGACGACAACGAGTTGGTCTATAATTCTTTAGTGTCAGCCGCAAAGTCTCTAATAGAGCACGGTGACAGCTTCGCAATCGTAGATAAGATTTTAAAGCATGCTATGTCAATAGATACGTCAAGAATAGACGCGTTTTATCTTATGCTGCTAACTTATAAATATATTGGAGAAGATCAAGCATTTGAGGAAATGCACCCAGTCTTTCTTCGACTAAAAGAAGAAACCACTAAGAGCGAGATATATGATATGATAAATTTGAACGATATAATGAAGAAGTACATTCCTTCGATTGGTACTATTAGATACTCCGAAGACCAACCACAAAAAGATTTCAAACACATGATAGAGAAAGAGTTTGCAGCGGCTGCTACGACTCCTAGTGACATTCATGAACACTTGCCGGTTCTATACGAACTCGCCAAAGAATGCAATCATATAACAGAGATGGGTGTAAGGTTTGGAGTTAGTACTAGGGCATTCTTGAGAGCTAACGCAAAACTAATTTCTTATGACATCGTTACAGATCAAAAAGTAGTTGAACTCATGAATAATGCTAGTTCCGCTGGAAAAGACACAAAGTTCATTGAAGCGGATGTTCTTAATGTCGAGATTGAGGAGACAGATCTTTTGTTTATAGACACATGGCACGAATATGAACAACTAAAGAAAGAACTATCTCTTCATGCTAACAAAGTAAGAAAGTACATCGCATTTCATGATACGAACACATATGGTCTAAAAAATGAAGGTGGAGACAACAAACAACTTACACAAGGGCTCCTTCCTGCGATTATAGAGTTTCTTATTGAAAATCAAAATTGGAGATTTAAGATGTTTCTTACAAACAACAATGGTCTCACAGTGCTAGAAAGAATTTCGTAATGAATAGTCTAAATGACAACATATCATTTGATGGTATAGATTCTATAGAAACTGTAGCAACGCTATATCACGAATTCTTTATAAGAAATGATTACGATTGGTGGTATAAAGTTCAACCAAACGACATCGTAGTGGACATAGGTGCATGTAACGGAATGTTCACATGTCATGCTCTGGACAACGGCGCCAAAAAGGTGTATTCTATCGAGGGAAATTCTAAACTCATAAAAACAGTAATACACAATGCGTCACCACATATCATAAATAAAAAAGAATCTCCATTGGTTCCTATTAACTGCGTTATAGGGAATGACCCAATGTATACTAGAAATGTTTTTGGCGAAGGATATGATAAGGCCGTTCCTATTCGTTCGTTTAAAGATATCATAAAGGAATATGATATCACGCATATAGACTATCTTAAGATAGATGCCGAAGGAGCCGAATATGATATCTTGTCAGAAGAAAATCTTGAATTCATAAAAAATAATGTTAAACACATTGCGGTCGAAGTGCATCTTGATTGCTTTGAAGATGCGCCAGTTTTATTCAAAAAATTTAGAGACAACTTCTTATCAAAATTTGATGCAAGTAAGATAAAATATCTTCAGGAAGATTCACAACAGAAAATGTATGACGATGCATATTTGAATTCAAAGTGGCCTCTCGGTTGGGGAAGCTGTTGGATGATCTACATCTGCAACAAGTCATTATAATAATTTGAGAGGTACAAATAATATGATAGTCGATTTCTTTCCTTTCTTTGCTCCATACGGAGAAGAAACACTTAAGCTGAGATATGAAGTACTTAAGGATCATGTAGATTATTTTGTTATATCAGAGTCAAATAAAACTCACGCTGGTCATAAAGTTGAAAGACAGTTTCCTGAGATCGCAGGCAGACTTGAGATGGATCCAAATAAGATCATCTATATAGCACACGATATACCGGACGACGACAAGTTGGAGATCCTTCCTATTGATATTCAAAACACGTATGGAAATCGTGATAAGATTGAATCGCAAAGAGCAAGAGCTCGTGAGCGCCTTCAGAAAGACGCGCTCCTAAAAGTCCTCGACACGTTTGATGATGATACTGTCTTTATTCACGGCGATGCTGATGAAATCATTCGGCCGGATGGAATTCCGTATCTATCACGTGTCTGCCGAGAAAACCAAGAGATAATCATTAAGGTTCCACTCGTTTATCTCGAAGGAAGAGCAGATCTTCGTCTTTATCACAGAGATAGTAACACACCGGTTCAATGGTCCGGCGCAATGTTTCTTGCTACGAAAGCTCAACTTAAAAGGGCTACACCAGCGCAGATACGTTCAAATGTAAATAACCCGTTTCCAATTCATTATATTACGGAAAACGGTGCTGCTATTCAGGATCTTGGATGGCACTTCTCTTGGATGGGTGGGCCTGAAAAGCGAGCCCTGAAGTCTCAAGTATGGGCCCATTATAACGACTCATTCGAGTGGTTAGGAGGAAATGAAACAGACAGCATTAAAGAGATAAAGTCATACCGTGACGAGACATACGTGACATTCTTAACAGAGAACGAAATGAAAGAAGGATCTACTCCGCCTTCTGGAAATAAAAATCACGTCTTAAAGAAGTACTCTATTAGTGGGCTACCAAAAGAAATTCTTGAGAGCGAGTACTTAAAGAACTACTTTCTGCCAGATGTCAAAGAAGATAGTTTAGATGTATTTGAAAGGGCTGTTATAAATCCTTCTTCTCTAATAAGCCCGTATAAAAAGAGAGTATGGATCGTAGACGATTTCTATCATAACCCAGATGAAGTAAGACAGTATGCTCTAACTCGTGAATTCGATAAGGGTGGCTTCGGAAAAGGATATATGGGAAATAGAACTTTTAAACAGTTTCTATTCCCAGGCCTGAAGGAAGAATTTGAAAAGATCATGGGAATGAAGATTACAAAATGGGAACAACATGGTATGAATGGCAGGTTCCAGACATGTTATGCAGGAGATGCTCTTGTTTATCACTGCGACGATCAGAAATATGCTGGTATGTTATTCCTAACACCCGACGCGCCATTCGAGACTGGTACTTCAATGTACGCGCATAAGGCAACACGTATTCGTCACAATTCTCATCCAGAGATCATGAGCACCTTCTCTGGGCACACTACTCTCGATAAAACTCCATATGAACCGGTCGACGTAGTTGGAAATGTCTATAACAGACTCGTCATATTTGACGCAGGTATGATTCACGCAGCATCCGGATACTTCGGATATAACAACGAGAATTCTCGCTTGTGGCAAATGTTCTTTTTTGACGCGGAGTAAAGATGAATTACGAAAACTTTGATTGGGGTCCAACAGATAAAGAATATGCAAACTTATTTACTAAAGAAAATTTTATCGATAGAACATACGAACTATTATATAAGATAAAAGAAATCGATGTCGTTGTAGATATTGGTGCAAACGTTGGTTCTTTCATATATTCTCTAAAGGATATTAAACCTAAACACGCATTTTGTTTAGAACCATCAAACATTGTATTCAAAACGCTGGAAAAAAATCTAGAAATATTTTCGTGTACACTGATAAATAAAGGTATATCTGGAGTAGATACCGACTACAACATAATCAAACCGGGGTCAGATTATATCTATCATCACGCCGGCAGTATGTTTTCAACTATTCGGTTCGATACGTTAATAAAAGATTATAACATAGAGACGATAGATTTCTTAAAATTTGATTGCGAAGGCGGGGAAGCTTTTATCTTCACTAAAGAAAATTCTTCTATGATCAAAAAAATAGTTAAGAACATAGCTGGTGAATATCACATAGTCGGAGTTCCAAATTCTATAGAGAACTTTATAGAATTTAGAGATAACTACCTGTTAGATTTAAGAGGAACAGAACATCTGCGTGTATATGAAAGAGATGGAAAAGACGTAACAGAACAAATTTTCGATAACAACTTTTTGCGTGCCTATGAAGAGTGGTGGAGAATTAATAACCCATATAAGGGTCAGTTTATGGTATATGCAAATTTGAAAGGAATGTAGAATGAAGATAGTACTTGTAACTGGTGGTTTCGATCCCCTTCATAGCGGTCATATTGCATACTTTAATGAAGCAAAAGAACTCGGAGATATTCTAATAGTTGGAGTAAATAGTGACGAATGGCTGACTCGTAAAAAGGGTCAGCCATTCATGAGTCTATCAGAAAGAGTTGCGATCGTTGAGAGCCTTCATATGGTCGATAGTGTCATGATATTTGACGATAGTGACGGCGGGGCGTCCGAAGCGATTAAGCTGTGTCTAGGAAAGTATCCACACGATGAAATCATTTTTGCGAACGGTGGTGATAGAACCGATAGCAATATTCCGGAAATGAGTATCGTAGACAGCCGACTATCGTTTGTGTTTGGAGTCGGTGGAACTCATAAGATGAATTCTAGCAGTAAGATCCTTACTGAGTGGAAGACACCTAAGACGGAAAGAAAGTGGGGATACTATCGAGTCCTACACTCGGACGGTCCTTCTACAAAAGTAAAAGAACTCATAGTCGAGCCAGGAAAGTCTCTCAGTCTTCAGAGACATAGTTTTAGAAACGAACTATGGTACGTTACAAATGGTACCGGTGCTATCAAACTAAACGGAGTGTTGTCGCCTTTAAAGAAAGGCGACTTTGTAAACATATATGTTTCTGACTGGCACCAACTCATTAACGATTCTTCTGAAGAACTAAAGATTGTTGAGATCCAGTATGGACAGAACTGCTACGAAGAAGATATCGAGCGCATCGAGTAAGTATATACTACCGGCTTGATAGATGTTAAATCTAATTATATCAGATATTTCACATATGTCAACCAAAAAATGTGGTTCATCTTCTTTTATAAATAGATCAAAAAGTAGGGTGATCAAACATGGCACGTCCTTCAACAAGAAGCGAATTCAAAGATTATGTTCTTAGAAAGATCGGTGCGCCAGTCATTCAGATCAACGTTTCTGATGAACAGATAGAAGATCGTATTGACGAGGCAATAGCATTCTGGAGAGACTACCACTATGATGGTAGCCAGATGATATATCTTAAGCATGCTCTAACACAACAAGAGATAGATCAGGGATATATCGAAGTACCACAAAACATTCTCGGTATCACTCGTATCTTTGATCTTAGCTCTTCTATCTCGACCGGTACCGGCTTCTTCAACGTTCAATACCAATTCGTTTTGAACAACCTAGAAGACATTACTGGGTACAACATTCAGCATTACTACATGGCTCTATCTCACCTACAGTTCCTGCAAGAAATACTTGTAGGCCGCCCTCTCATAAGATACAATCGCCATGTAAACCGTTTATATGTAGATGTAAATAAGGCCATATTGAATCCTGGGTCGTTTATCATTATAGAGGGATATGACATTATTGATGGCAACACATACTCCGACGTATGGAGCGATCGCTTTCTTCAGAACTATGCGTCTATCTTAATACGCGAGCAGTGGGGTGTAAACCTAACTAAGTTTACAAACATGCAACTTATCGGAGGTGTTCAGTTCAACGGCGAACAGATCCTATCGGAAGCAAAAGCAGACCGCAAAGAGATGGAAGAAAATGCGAAGACTTCACTTCAACCACTCGTTTACAATTTCGTTGGATGATAAATGGCGACTAACGTCTTTTTTCAAAACTATGGATACTTCAATGAGCAGCAACTCATTGACGACTTAGTCATTGAAGCAATACAGATCTACGGTGTTGATACTTACTATGTTACTCGAAAGTTAGAAGCGACCGACCAGATACTCAATGAAGACGATCTTTCAATCTTTAATGCGGCTTACTTAATGGAAGTATACGTAAAGAGCGTGGACGGTTTTCAGGGAGATGGTGACTTTCTTAGTAAGTTTGGTCTTCAGATTCGTGACCAAGTTACTTTTACTGTTGCGGTGAGAACTTTTGAAAGATACGCAACTAGATTGAATACTACTCTCATAAGACCGAAGGAAGGCGACCTTATATATCTTCCTCTCAATAATAAATTCTTTGAGATCTCTCATGTTGAGCACGAAAGCGTTTTCTATCAGAGCGGAGCTCTTCAAGTATTTGATCTTAAGTGTGAACTGTTTGAATACTCGAACGAAAGATTCGACACCGGAATTGAAGATATAGATACACACTTCGATGTTTTAAACACTGAAGATCTTGAAGTTAACAATCTTAATAAACTACTAGAAAAAGATCCAATCGCAAAGAACGTATTCTTTGAAGAAGAAGGCGATGATATTATTGACTTCACTGAGATAGATCCGTTTAGTGAGATTATCACAAGACCAACTAATTATGCTGTAACCGCCGATAGTAACGAAATCACTGCTGACTCTACCGTTGTAACAGCAGATACCATATAAGAGGAAGACATGGCAAAGCAAACCATCAATATCGGTACCGTCGCAAATGATAGATCCGGCGATCCCCTAAGAACAGCTTTTACTAAAGTTAACGCGAACTTTACTGAGTTGTATAACAGAGGTTCTTCAAGTTTTTCTGGGAGCTATAACGATCTTACGAATAAACCAAACATACCAGATGATATAGCTGATCTTGCGGATTCGTCATCGTTGTTGGCAGATATCGGAGACGTTGTTTTCACAGACAACGCCATTTCAGCACAAGATGGCGTTGACTTGCTTATTCACACTCACGACAACGGCGATAAAGAAAGAGTGTCAGTAAATTTAATACCTAATGATGGTGCATTTATTGCAACTGCTTTGAGTGACATGCAAGATCAGCCGTTTTTATCAAACCAATGGGCTTCAGCTCAGTGGGTAACAATAAGCGAACTTGGCTATCTCGTTGTTACAAATTCACCTGCTATAATCAGTTTTATTA